ATTTGATGAAGTGCTATGAAATGCATCAGTGTCATAAGTTTCAGAATTGAATGTGATAACTGTTGAAGTCGCATTGGACATACTTTGACCCGCTGATTGATAGACCAAAACACCAGAAAATGAAGCGCCAGCGGCAGCCCATTTTAGTCCTGTTGCAGCCGTTGAATCAGCAGTTAATACTTGGCCATTGGTGCCAACGCCTAATCGCGCATCAACAGTTGTAAAAGTGAATAGATCGCCTTTAGTTGTTAATGGTGTTACATCAGCCGTTGTTGTCCAGGCTGGAACACCGCCTGAGACTGCTAAAACCTGCCCTGTTGTGCCAATCGGCAAACGTGTGTTTGTGTTTGCAGTTGCTGATGAATAAACAAGATCACCAAGTGTCGTGCCAGGTTGTAACGCCTTGAGTCGTGTATCAACGCCCTGAAGTGCGACATCGAAGTCTGCTGGAAGATCTGTAACTAAATCAGTGGCCGTCGGTAGAACAAAGCCATAATTCGTCGTTGGATTTGCCATAAGTATTTCCTTTCGTTATGAGACTATTGTGGCATATTGCCACTCTAAAGTCGGCGACACAGTGTTCCACGCTTCATTTATTGGCACGTCATTCCAACGCATGGCTTGCAGTGAATAGGCCAATGGCGACATGAGAAGAGTGATGTCTAGCTGATTGTAAGAAGCGCGGAAAGTCCAGCCTTCGACAAATCCTTGAAAGACGCCAGAAGACATATTCTGCGGTAGGTCATTAAGTGCGATTGGCTGACCCATAAAGACATTGATAAGAGCATTACGATCGGCATTGTCTAGCTCTGGATTAGTTAAGGCGAAAGTAATGGAGTCAAAGATAGGTTGCGGATAGGCTCGAAGTGCCAAATAGAACGCGGCCTGATCTTCTGCATCGGCTTGATGTTTGATGGTCGTTGTAATGATTTGGGCAAGGTCGCCATAAATTGCTATTGATGCTGGATCTGTATCGCTGACTTCGCTGCCTGAACTTATGCCATAGCTGATTGTAATGTCATTTCTGACATCGCCTGCCCTTGTCTTGATTGTGATGCCTTGCCCTAGCGCGTGATTGGCAGTGAGATCCGTATAGCCGTTAGCTGCAAGGTAATTCGTCCGGTGTGTTGAATCTGCATAGGAGATAAGGCCAGAAGCATCTTCGTAAAGATAACCAAGTCCGGAAGTGGCAAGCGCAGCTACTAAATCATAGATAACGACGCGATTTGAAGAACGCTGCGCCAGCTCATAATTGCCTGGAGTGTCAATTTCGCCTATGCCATTATTGCCAGCAGTCGCCCATGTCGTTGTCGGATCATAGGTATTCCACTGCAAAGCGGCTGGAACCTGTTGCCATTGAGCCAGTAATACTTGATTGAGAATGGTCTGAATCTGATTGCCATCAAAGTCCTGCGTTAAGACTCCATCTGTAAGAGCCTTCTGAAGCCTTGCAAGGGCTCCTAAAGCCGTGATGGTGACTTCTTGAGTGTATGCGCTAGAGCCCACCTGAGACACGCTTACAGAGATGTCCACGATTGAGCCGCCAAAGATTGGCACATAGACGGCTGATGTGTCTTGCACTTCAATCGAGATGGTGTCGTTGATTTCGTAAGGTAATGCAGCTTGATTAAAGATAATGAGATTGACCGAGCAATAACCGGCTTGAGCCTATTCGTAGATATTCGTGCGCCCTGATGTAATCGTCAGATTGGCCAACACCGAATCGGTAACATCAACGCCGGCAATTTGAACGCGCCAGACTGGTGCCCACTGCGTCATTAGATTGCCTGAAGTGCGGACGCTCCGCCAGTGCCACGATAGAAGGAATCGTTAAGAGCCTTAATAATTGTGCGAGCAGTGCCTTCGGCATCGATTGCGCCATTGACTGTAAGATTGATTCGGGCAGCGTTCTGAGAATCTGTAAATCCGCCTCCGCCCATAGCAGCTAAACGAGCTGCATTTTGTGAATCGGTAAAGCCTCCACCTGCTGCGGCGGCTGCAACCTTGATTGCTCCTGCTGCTGCTGAGGCGATTCCGCTGCCTCCTCCACCGCTTCCTCCGCCTGCTCCGGCTGAAGGAATGACCACTACTGGCACTGATGATCCACCGCCAGAGATTGCACCTGGTGTTCCTGATTTAGCAAAGGATTGCGTTATTCCAGCCTTTGCTGCTAATTCTGCACCTAGTTCAGATCCTGACATGCCCCACTTGCTTGGATCAGTAATTGCACCTAATAAACCTAAAGTCACTGACGCAAACTTTACGACCTTGTCCAATGCTGCGATGATTGTATTGAGCCAGCCAATCATCTTTCCTAAGCCTGAGCTTTGACCTGTATTTGATTCACTATTGAATACGGTGAACATTTTACCTAATGACACTGTAAGACTTTTTACTGTTTCTCCGAAACCGAATGCAGCCGTTTCAGTTGTTGTCATTCCGTCTTTGAGTTTTCCTTTACCACTAAATCCTAAGGCGAAAGCATTAAATGCTGGTAAAACATTGTCGTTAATATAATCAATCAATGACGTAACCATTGGCAATAAACCTGTGCCAATAGTTTCTTTCGCTTCATCAAAACTAACTTTTAAGATTGCAATTTTGCCTTGATAAGTTTCTGCATTCGCAGCAGCAGCTCCACCAAATAAATCTGTCAATTTTTGCTGGACATCTGTGAATGTCATTGTTTTGAGCTCTGCTGCGGATAATCCAATTCCTAGTTTGCCTAGAGCTGCCGTGTTGCCGTCGTAGGCTTTTCCGATTGCATTAGCAACAGTTTCTAGTGGCTTTCCAGTTGCAGTAGCCACATCAAGGGCAACAGTAAGAAGATCCTGAGCTTTGCTGATGTCTCCAGTTGAAATTGCTAACCGCTGCAAAGCTGGACGAAGTTTGTCATCTGCCACACCAGTAGCCAAAGACATCTTGAGAATAGATGCTTCAGTTGCTGCAATTTGTGCATTCGTTGCACCAGTGGCATTTTCTAAAGCATTGGCCAATTTATTTTGTGACGCTTCATCTTCAATCGCCGCCTTGACGCCATCGACTCCGATTTTGATTGCATAAGCAGCAGCAGCAGCGCCAGCAGCCGCGAAAGCCAGTCCTGCCTTCTTGCTAAATTCGCCCATCTTTGAAGAAGAATCATCAACGTCTCCATTGGCTTCAGCCAGAGATTTCTTGAGTTGATCTACATCAGCAAGAATCGAGAGTTTGAGTGTGCGCGATTGTCCGGCCATTTACCACTCCTTCAAGATTCGGTCGAAAGCATTTTCCCACTTGTCAATGATCTCCGGCTGAATTGCGCGAAGTGTCGGATAAATAAACCAACCAGTTGAGCCGCGTCCGGTTGTCCCTGACCAGATAGGAAACTGCTTGAATTTATTTGATCCGAACTCCGTACCGCCCCAGAGATCCTTAGTTGTGCCACCGCCGGAAAACTTTTGACTTACGAAGCCGAAAGATAGCTCACCAATCTTGGAAGATTTAGATACACGAGAGCCACTGGCAATTCTGTCGGCGGCCTTGCCTCTGGTGACGGCTTTCTGCTGGATTTTGCCTTGAGCGAATTCTGCCAAAGCTGAGGATTCTCTTTTAGCTGCATCTGTAGCTTCTGCGTCCATCGCCTTGAATGCTGATGTAATGCGACGAAGATCTGCCTTGTCATAGGCAATCTCAACGTTGTCGCTCATTCTGTTTCTCCAGTATCTCAAAGGCCGTATAGATCTGCTCCGCCGTCGTCCATTCGCTCATCGGTATTCCTGTGGCTATGGCTAACTCCACCAGGATTCGATTTACGCTTCCGGCGGCGTAACTTTTGGGAGGACGTCACCGACTGTCACGTCGGCCACTGTCTCACACCAAACTTCATAGCCCTTTATTGGCTTGCCACCAGCTTCACGCTTCATCGCATTCCACGCAAGGAAGAGAAGATCAGAGATTCCAATCTTCTCCTGCGCTTGCGAGATTGTGCTGCCTGTCTTTTGTTCCCATTTAGCCCACTCTGGCGGTTGTGCAGTGTAAGTGCCGAATTCGCCATTTGTGTATTCGATTGTGATTGGTAGTCGCATTTCGTGCTCCCGTTTCTATGAGTCAGATCAAGTGATTGTGAGAACTGGTGTTGTTGAGCAGAGCATCGCCCAGGTATCAGTCTGAGCATCTGGAGCAGCGCCGCCAGCAGTTGGAGCCACTGGAAAGACGTTGCCGGCAAATGATTCGCCGGTTGCTGATACAAGTGTAAATGATAATGCAGTATTTGGAGCAGAAGTGAAAGCAGTCCACATCGCTTCAAATAATGATGAAGTTGCGCCCCAGTCTGAAAGAAGTGAGATGTTGA